TGCAAACGGGTTAAAAGTTTTCAATTTAGATACTTCCAATATCACAGGAGTACTACAAAATGATGTCCAAACAACAGTTGCACCTTTTTCGACACTTCTTCCCGAAATAATTGAAAGTTCGTTTGAAAGTAATAATGTTTGTGTTGGAGACTTCCCCAAAGCGGGTTATTATGTACTCCCATCTTTTGGTTCGACAATTAACCAAGCTCAATCTGAATGTATTGGACAAGACAATACAACTTTGGTGAATCTGACAGACAATGAATCTATGTTTAACGGCTCAATCAGATTATTGTGGGCGGCCCCAAATTACGGTTACTTTGAAAATTTCACACTAAAGAAACCTGGACCAGAAAGTTACATGAATTACATCGAGCCTACCTATATAAACCAAGTACCTTTTACAATATTATCTGCATTTACCTATAGTAAAATTGACGAAGTATTTTCAGTTTTCGAAACAAAAATCTTGGACAAATTTGAAAGTGAGTTTTTAAACTTTTCAAAGGCGGCAAAAAACATGACTATTCCAACACAGACAGTTTCTATAGGACAAAATTTGGCTGACCCAGAAGCCATCTTCACAAACTTCCAAGGATTCTTCAAAACAACAATGAAAGTACCTTCTCAAGAAAAAACTCAAAGTTATGAGGACTATCTCGTGAGTGTTATTAACAGACAAGTTGAAAATTTTACTAATAACATAGAAGAATTCATGCAGTATGATAAATTATTCAGGTTTGGAAATCCTAGTTTTTATCAGAGAAGAATATGGAATTCTTACACCAACAATACGATTGACCCAATACAGTTTGAACCATACGAAAAAGGTTCTCTACCTACAAGAGGGGGAACGACAACATTACTTCAAAGTAAGACAAGATATCCGGCAGAATGGACGAGGTTAGAAATAGAAGTGGGTTTCTCCGAAATACTAAAATTGAGGTATACTTCGAATGGTTCTTATATCACAGATTTCTTTGTTGATAACAATATTAAATTTACAGTTGATAACATCGTTTTATTAGCACCAATCATAAAGATGTATGCAACATATAAGTTAAATAATTCAGGTTCGAATAACACGGGAAATTTCAAAAGGCAACTCATAGAATATATTTCAAATTCAGAAAATTTTGCAAATCAGTTTCTAAATGATGTTTTGACAAGAGCACGAAAAGATTTACCTGAACAATATGAAGTACCTGAAAAAACAATACAAAGTGTTTTTGAAGGACAACAAAGTAAAGTTGAAAATTATGAGGTATTCAAGGCATTAAACGACAAGTGGATTGCTGGAACCGATTATAAGACACAAACATTATTTGAAGATATGATGTTTTTGGATAGGGCATCCAGAAATATAGGAGACATTATACTTTTAGATATTTTTGATTTGAAAAATATGTTGAGTAAAAACTCACTCAACATGGAAATGAGTGTATACACATACTTGAGTTCAATACTAATCAAAAATAACTTCACTGTAATGCCACTTCCAGCTTATGTTAATTTTTATAATGTTCAAGATGTTACAGGTTCAGCCGTGAACAGAAGTGAAAATTCTTTGGAGTTTGCAAACAACATGTGGGGAACGTTCTTGAATGTAGATTATAGAAAATCAGGACCGAAGTTGATTGCGTTTTATAGTGGTAAACCATCATCTTATTTAGATTTACCAAAGGGAAATTTCAGATTTAGAGACGATGCTTTTGAGATGAGAAGAGCTTCCGAGAATCCGTTGATTGAAAATATAAAAGACAAAAAAGATTATGCTTTGTCAAACAGATGTGTAGGATTCAACGTTGATATTGGCACAAGAAACCAGAATATATTCTATTCATTCAACGTGGGACAAGAGTCAGGTAAAGCGACTTCAGAGTCAATCAATACACAATTGAATATAATTAACCAAGCTAACGGAACTAACACCGCTACACAAAACGTGAGTCTGTATAATCTATACAAACAAAGAAGTTATGAGTGTACAATACAGTGTTTTGGAAACGCCTTGATTCAACCTACAATGTATTTCAACTTAAGACACGTTCCAATGTTCAACGGACCTTACATGATTACAGAGGTTTCTCATGCAATAAGTTCGGGGAACTTTGAAACAACTTTTAAAGGTATAAGACAAGGAGTATTTGATTTACCTGCAATTGACAATTTCTTACAAAGTTTAAACAAAAATTTATTAACCAAGATTGAGTCAATTGTAACTACGAAAAAAGAAAATTCAAACTTACCACCTGTGACGGATAATCAGAAAGCTGCTAAGGTTGTTCAGAGTGCAGACAACACTTTAGCGGCACCTAATACTTGTGAGTTACAGGTAGTACAAAGATATAAAGATTTACAGTATACCGCAACTCAAGGTACTGCAACAAATAGGAACAAAAAAGAATTTGCGGATGCTATAAAGAGATTGGTACCAAATAATGATATTTTACAATTTATAATCTATAACATTTGTTACGTAAGAACATTTACCAAAAATAATAATGGTGATGACGGTGCATTCAAATCATTCGAAAATAACTTCGCAACAATTACTTTAGACTACGACTATGGACAATCAGGGGATGACTTCTTTGGTCGAACTTATTGTTGTATGAATTTGGGTAAAACTTTATCAACTCAACCAAATCCTTTACCTGTTGTAAGTTTTACAGACTTGGATAGATTCATCTTATTCATGAAGAGCAGATTAGAGAACAACATCCAAAGAATTTCACAATTAGGTGGATTAGTAAAATATTATGTGTGCTTCTGGCCTAACTCCAATGTTACACCTGAATATTTTGATAAAAATCCTTCAGAATTCAAAGACGTTAGAGAATCATTCATCAAGGCAAAACAATCCGCCGAGTCTGTTGGGTTGAAGGATTATGACACGGGAGCAGGTACGAGTGGGACCTCCGGTACATCAGGAACTAGCGGAACATCAGGAACTAGCGGAACATCAGGGACTAGCGGTACATTTGGAACAAGTAATACTTCAGGTTTTAGTTGCCCTCCACCGGTTGTTGTTTCTTTCATTCCTCTGTCGGGAATAGAGAATTCGATAATAAAAGTTACAGGGGTTAACTTTAAAGATGTTGAGAGAGTAAAAATAAACAATAGTACAATTTTGAAAGATAATATTACTGTCAATACAGAAAATACTTTATTAACTTTTACCCTACCACGACCAGTACCACAACCAACAAATCAAGTTAGAACCAAAATTGTTGTCGAATCTAAATATGGAACTGGTACAAGTGTAAGCGATTTTGTTTACAATCCAGCACAAACAAACCCAAGTGTACCTTCATCACAGGTGAGTAGTAATCAGAGCCAATCACCAATTATTTCCCAATCACCACAAAACATTGCGGCTCAAACAAATTTACAGGTTGGTTCTTCAGGACCGAAAACTTTCATTGATAATTCGATATCGGCGCCACCTGAAGGACTCCAATTACTATTGGCGGAGATAAATCCTGACACACCCACTTGGTTTTTTAGAAATCAATTTGCCCTTCTTTATTCGTTGAAAAATACAGACGGTTCTCTTTTAACACAGGGACAAAAACAAATCACAGGGTATATCTCACAAAACAGAAAGACTTTTGAAATTACAAGAACACAAATATTGTCCGAACTATCCTCTTTGTTACCTGCAACTCAAGTTGGGATGATATTAGAAATCAAAGCGGATGTTTATATGGATGAGCCAAACAACCCACAACCAAACAGAACAATACTTCCAGGAACGATAGTTTATTAATTTATATCTTTTCAGTATATTTATATGAAAAGAATTTTATGGATTTAAAATCAAAATTAGATTCTTACCTTGGAAAATCGGTAAGATATTCTGAACAAGACAACGGTGACGGAACAAGAGAAGTTTGTGATTTAGACACGGGGGAGTGTTACGTTGTTAGAGACAGAGATGGTCTTATAGAAAGAGCGGGACATCAACATCTTTTGAATAGAAAAGTTAAGGTTGAAACCGTACGTGGTATAAAACAACTTTTAAACGGATAGAAAAATGAGTTTAGATAAAAAAATATTAAGCGAGATTGAACGTTATAGACAAATCAACAGTTATATAATCGAGCAGGTTGTTCCACCACCACCTACAGACGCAGCGGCGACAGGTGCGGAAACAGCGCCATTACCAGACCCAGCAGCACCACCGGCAGGAGCTCCACCACCAGCACCTGCAGGGTCAGAACCAATTGACGTAGATAATGACCCCGATGTAGAAAAAATAGATGATGAGGGAAAATCAGAAGAAAAAGAAGAAGAAGGCGGTGTTGAAGAAATGGATATTACTGAATTAGTTGATTCTCAAAAATCTATTGAAAAGAAACAAGAGGAGTATTTCCAAAATTTATTTAATCAAGTATCTAATTTGGAATCAAAATTATCAGAGATGGATTCAATTATGAATAGACTTAATACTATCGAAGATAAGATTGAAAAATATAGACAAAAAACTCCCGAAGAAAGACTTGAGTTGAGAAGTTATGATTCAGCACCATACAACCAAAAGTTGAGTGATTTTTTCACGGATAAGAAAGCGGAGATGGAACTTACAGGAAAAAAGGATTATGTTCTCAAACCAGAGGATGTAACTGACGCAAATATGAGTGATATAAAAAAATCATTCCAACCTGAAGAAGACAACGAAATGTTATAAAAATATAAGGGACCGAAAGGTCCCTTTTTAATTTGACATATAGGGTAAACCCAATTATATTTAATAAACATTTAAACAATTTAACTATGAGTAATGTATTAGACGCCGTATTGGCACAGTATGAAAAAAATCAAATCGGGGGCGGGGCCCAATCGAAAATGTCGCAAGACGAAAGAATGAAAAAGTATTTCGCTTTAATCCTTGGTGATAAAGAGAAATCAGGTCAGAGAAGAGTAAGAATTCTTCCTACCACAGATGGTTCCTCACCATTCAAAGAGGCTTGGTATCATGAAATCCAAGTAGGGGGTCAGTGGCAAAAGTTCTACGACCCAGGAAAAAATGATAACGAACGTTCACCACTCAACGAAGTTTACGAAGAGTTGATGTCAACAGGAAAAGAATCCGACAAAGAGTTGGCAAAACAATACAAGTCTCGTAAGTTTTACATCGTAAAAGTTATCGACCGTGATAACGAGCAGGACGGACCAAAGTTTTGGCGTTTCAAACACAATTACAAGAACGAGGGAATCCTCGACAAAATCATTCCAATTTGGAGAAACAAGGGTGATATCACTGACGCAGAAAATGGTCGTGACCTAATCATCGAACTTGCTAAATCAAAAACTCCAAAAGGAAAAGAGTATACGACTGTATCAGCAATCATGTATGATGACCCAGCTCCTGTTCACACAGACAAAGACCAGGCTAAAGAGTGGGTAAATGATGAGTTGAGTTGGACTGATGTATATAGTAAAAAACCCGTTGAGTACCTTGAAGCAATAGCAAGAGGAGAAACTCCAAAATGGGATTCTGAAAAAGGCGGATATGTTTATGGTGATTCTTCCGAATCTGAAGAGACAATTGGCGGAACGAAAAATTCTAAAAAAGTTGTTGACCCACAAGCAGATGCTGACGTAGATAGTGATTTACCATTCTAATTTATACTATGTTCCCGACAATTGTGTCGGGAACATATTTTTTTGTTATGACATTCAAAGAAGAAATTGACTTACAGTTAAGGGACAACAAAATTCTAACCTTCGACATTCTCAATTTGTTGAAAGATAAATTTTATTTTTCAGGTAGACCAAAACAAGTTGGGGATACAGTTTTATTTGGGATGTTGGAAAGACTCGATGAAGAAGATAACTCGGAATTGAATTTAATTACTCTTCACGAAGATGAGATAGGTATTCTCTACGAAGAAAACCAAAAATATTACAAAGGTCCAAAAAACGGAAAACTACCAATCTTGAAAAAAGTAGATAATGACCAGTAAGAATTTGAAGAAACACTCCGAACTAGTAGAGATTTCAAAAAAGATGAATCTTGGATTTGGTTTAGAGATACTTGATGGTATGGATTTTTTGAAAACGACAAACCATTTTCATCCGTTCTCACTCCGTGAAACTGAAGCTAACATTGTTTATGATATTATTATAAACAATAATCTGAAATTTGGTTATGAAGTCGCAACCGCATTTGGAATATCTTCTTGTGTTATGGGGCAGGCACTTTGTCAGACTAATGGTAAATTAGTTTCAATAGACTCATATGTAGAAGAAAGTTTAGGTACATCCACTTCATATACACATGAAACAAGGATAGATACAGACGGAATAAATTCAGACGGGTACAATATGGCCAAAGGACTCATTGAGAGTTTGGGAATAGAAAATAACGTCTACCTCGAAATAGGATGGTCACCTGATGATAATCGTAGATTGATTGAAAAACATTTTACAGAACAATTAGATTTTATATTCATCGACGGAGGTCACAGTGAGGCACAAATTGACCTAGATGTAAAAAATCTCCTTCCTTTCTTGAAAACAAAATCAATTATTTTCTTTCATGATTATTCTTGTATGGGTTCAAACACAATTGAATATTTGAAAGAAAATGATTTTACAACAATAAAAGATTATAATACAGGATTCAATCTTGTGGTTCATGCAAGAGGCACTGATTGGAAACTTTAAAAAAAAATTTATGGCGATAAAAAAGAATGACTTCGGTAATTTAAAAAAGAAATTTTCAACTTCGGCAAAATACAAACCTCAAAGATTTTTAGATTTGGGCGGAGATTTTTTGGATGCGGTCGGATTACCTGGTCCTGCTATAGGACACATCAACATGTTTTTGGGACATAGTGATACTGGTAAGACAACTGCCGCAATCAAAGCAGCAGTTGATGCTCAAAAAAAAGAGATACTTCCTGTTTTCATTATTACAGAACAGAAATGGAGTTTTGACCACGCCAAACTTATGGGATTTCAATGCGAGGAAGTTGTGGACAAAGAAACAGGTGAATTGGATTGGGATGGATTTTTCTTATTCAACAACAACTTTAGTTATATTGAACAAATTACAGACTATATCAACGAACTGTTGGATGCTCAAGAGAAAGGTGAATTAAATTATAGTTTGTGTTTTATTTGGGATTCAGTTGGTTCTGTTCCTTGTAAGATGACCTATGAAGGTAAGGGTGGTAAACAACACAACGCATCAGTATTGTCTGACAAGATTGGAATGGGAATTAACCAAAGAATTTCAGGTTCGAGGAAGGCAGATACAGAATACGAAAATACTCTTATTATTATCAACCAACCTTGGGTAGAACTTCCTGATAATCCATTCGGTCAACCGAAAATAAAAGCTAAAGGTGGAGAATCTGTTTGGTTAAATTCTTCTCTTGTGTTTTTGTTCGGAAACCAAAAAGGCGCAGGTACCACAAAGATTACTGCAACAAAAGACAAACGTTCAGTAAAATTTGCAGTTAGAAGCAAAGTTTCTGTAATGAAAAACCACATCAATGGGTTGGGGTATGACGACGGAAAGATTATTGTAACACCACACGGATTCCTTGCGGGAAAAGATTCGGTTGAAGAGAAAGCTTCAATTGAAACGTACAAAAAAGAATATGCAGATTATTGGAAAGATATTATTGGTGCTGAAGGTGATTTTACATTGACAGAAGAAAAAGAAGATTGAGTAACCCTCTAAAAAAGGTTTGTGACAAAAACATTACTTGTCGACGGAGACAATTTATTTAAAATAGGATTTCACGGGGTTAAGGACCTCTTCAGTGACGGTTCTCACATTGGTGGGGTCTACCACTTCATTAACACACTTCGTCGATTCTTGGAGGAGCACAATCACGATAAAGTGGTTGTATTTTGGGACGGTGACTCCAACTCATCAATTCGTAAATCTATTTACCCACAATACAAGGGAAATCGTCGCCAAGACATGAATGAGTACAAATACGAATCTTACTTGCAACAAAAGGCAAGAGTAAAGATGTATTTGGAGGAGGTATTTGTTCGTCAAGTTGAAATGAAAAACAACGAGGCCGATGACCTCATTGCGGAATATTGTAGGATTGCTGTAGATGAAACAATCATAATTTTTTCAGGCGACAAAGACCTCACCCAACTCATAAATGAAAGGGTTACAATTTATTCCCCCGTACAAAAAAAGTATTTCCGAAACGGTGATAAGATAACAATCAATAAAGTTGATATACCTCACCAAAATGTAACAGTTTGTAAAGTTTTCACTGGAGACAAATCAGACAATATTGATGGTATTGAAGGGTTGGGGGAAAAAACTTTGGTGAAACTTTTTCCGGTTATGCTCGAAAAAACCTGCACAATCGACGAAATTTTAGATTATGCCCATAAAAACATGCATCCAAAATCCCCAAAAAGCCTATCAAATATTTTGACAGGACGGACTAAAAGCGGTATACTTGGAGAACAGTTCTACATTATCAATAAACAAATTGTCGACCTTAATAATCCCCTAATTACGGAAGACGGCAAAGCCCTGGTAGAAC